TTGATTATTATGTACCTAACAATCCTGATGAGTATTATTTTATTATTGTAGACCATATATCCCTACTGGACACAGAAAGGAATAATGGTATTCAGATGGATTTAAGGGCTTGTATGATGAAATTATCGCAGTATATGATTATAGCCAGAGATAGATATGGTTATATACCAGTGGTAATTCAGCAGCAAAGTATTGAAACTCAATCTCTTGAAGCATTTAAAGCTAATAAGATTAGACCAACAGTTGCAGGTTTGGGCGATAGTAAATATACAGGTAGAGATTGTTCCTGTATGATTGGTATAACTAATCCTTATAGTTTTGAGAAACCAGAATATTTAGGATATGATATTACAACCCTCAAAGACCAATTCAGGGTTTTAGAGATTGTCCTAAATAGAAATGGTAGAGCCAATGGGTTATGCCCAGTACTCTTTGATGGTGCTATAAACGCCTTTAAAGAGCTTCCTTTGCCTAATGACCCACATATTAATAGTGTGTATCAAGGCATCAAAAACAAACAAAATTTATTCTTTATTTATAAACAAAAAATTAAACGCAAATTAAATGGCAAACATTTGTTTAATTCTCGGAAAATCGGGAACAGGTAAATCAACAAGCATCAAAACTCTTGACCCCAAAGAAACAGTAGTATTTAATGTACTAAAGAAAAGATTGCCTTTCAAGGGCAGTCAGAAGCTCTATAATAAGGAGGCTAAGAATCTGTTTGACCTTGATGATTATTCTCAGATTATTACCTATCTGAAAGCTATTGATAAAAATGCTGCTCACGTTAAGAATGTCATTATTGATGATGGCACTTATATTATGAGAAAAGAGTATTTTAAGACAGCTAAGCAGCAGGGATTTGGTAAATATACAGATATGGCTGCTCATTTTCAGAATATTATTGAGACTGCTGAAAATATGAGAACAGATATCAATGTATTCATAGTTATGCACTGTGAGGAAGTCCAATCAGATAATACTATTGTTGGTTATAAGCCATCAACTGTTGGAAAATTGATTGATAATTCCTATAATCCGCTTGAAGTTGTACCAGTAGTACTATTTAGTGCTGTACAATTTGATGACAAAGGTGGTGCATCCTATGGCTTCTATACTCACAAGTGTATGCTTGGTAATATAGAAATACCTGCTAAATCACCAGCAGATATGTTTGAGGAGGACTTTATCCCCAATGACCTACATCAGGTAGTAGAGGCAATGACAGAATATTATGGTTAATTAACATTTAAACAATAACAAACAACATTATGAAAACATTGAATAACAACGAAAAAGCAGCTATCAAACGTATTGCACGTTCACTTTATAACACTACATATAAGAATATCATTAAGCTTGAAGCCAAGATTGCTGAGCTTAGTGAGGAGCTTATTACGCAAAAAGAGGTTATGGATAAGATGGATACCACTCCATTCATCACTAATAGTGAATATAAGACCTTTGACCTTATTGAGCGCAAGGAAACATGGGTTAAAGATGCACGTGGTAATGATGTAAAGATGGTTTCTTTTGACTTTAAGTATCCTGATACTATCTATCCTCCCATTGAAAAGGAGGTTCCTAAAATCGAGGAGGAAGCAGCAACAGAGGAAGCTGATATTGCAGAATCTGTGGTTGAGGAGAATCCTGTTGAAGCTCCAAGTGTAGAGGTGAATAATCGCAAATACACTAAGGATGAACCAACTGATAATCCTTTCGCACTTTAAGACTCAACAAAAACAAAAACAGTAGGGAGGCTAACAAACCTCCCTGCTTTAAACTAAAAACAATAATTTAAACAATAAAAAAATATAAACTATTATGGCAATTTCTTCAGGTAAAACAACAAACAATTCTCAGAACTCATTTACTCGTTATATCGGTGTAGCACCTTGTGAGGTATTAGCTATTAACCCCAATGCAGCCAAGACTAAGGAACTCTTTAACTATGAGCCTGAGAATGAACCATCATACTTTGGACAAGATGATAAGGGCAATCTTACTGCACGAGTAACATTTGTAGTTAAGCCTGTCCTCAAGGATGCAAGCGGTAATCAATATCCTCCTATGACTGTAACTTTCTTCCTTACTAAAGCACCCCTGATTTCTCAGGCAGGAAAATGTAAGGTTATAGATAAATATGGTCGTACTGCGTGGGTTACTCAGGATGAATATAAGGCTAAAGCAATTCCTATGTATTCTAATGGCCCTGCAAAGCTGGATAAGGATTATAAGCCTTGTTATTCCGGTCAAGAGGAATTGACTAAATTCATTATCTCTTATCTCGGTATAGCACCTATTGATGTATGGAATAATAATACTCGTAAATTCGAGGAAAATCCCAATAAGGCTGATTGCTATTGCTCTCTTGATAATATCGAGAATTATTTCAAGGGTGACTTTAAAGAAGTCATTGATGCTATTGCTATGCAGCCTAAGAATGCAGTAGATATTTGCTTTGGAGTAAGAAAGGATATGGAGGGTCGTATGTTCCAGACTTTCTTGAAGTCAGCTTTCTGTCGTGGTTTCTCTAAGAGCCATAAGAATATTGAGCGTGAAATCACTCAGGGAATTGAGCGTGGAGCTTTCTTCAATACTGAATATAGTGCAGGTGATTTTATGCCCTATCAGTATAAGGTGAAAGAGACTGAGTTCAAGCAGCAGGGTGCTGGTGAGCAAATTGATATTGATTTTGGTACTCCTACTGTAACAGAACCCCAGCAGACTATCCAGGAGGATGAACTCCCTTTTTAGTAAAGACCTCTGAACCAACTCCTTGGTAATATGATTTCTAAAGGCAGACCTACATATAGAATGTCTGTCGCCTTCAGGGAAGTTTCAGAGGTTGAGTTAGTACGTCATTATCTTGGTGTAAAGAAAATACCAAGTTTAATAAATAGCCCATTAAGACAAGATTCCAAGCCTTCCTTTAGTATATATAGAGGGAGGCGAGGAATCAAGTTCTTTGATTTTGCCACTGGAGATAAAGGCTCTATCTATGACTTATTGATGATTATGTTTAATAAGAATTTTAAAGAAGTTATGGATATGATAAATCAGGATTTCCATACAAAGATTTATACACACCCAACCTATCAAAAGAACGGAAAAACAGAAGGGATTGTGGAAGAATCAACTGTTGATATCAAAGTTGCAGCAAGAGATTGGATGCCACATGATATTGAATATTGGGAGTCTTTTGGTATATCTCAGAAGTGGTTAAAATATGCAGATGTTTATCCTATATCTCATAAGGTAGTCTACAAGAATAATGAGCGTTATGTATTTAAAGCTGACAAATATGCTTATGTTTTTGTAGAATTTAAGGAACAACATACTACATTAAAGATTTATCAACCTTTCAACAAGAAATACAAATGGTGTAATAAGCATGATAGGTCTGTTATTAGCCTATGGACAAAAGTCCCAAAATCAGGAGATAAGCTATGTGTATGCTCTTCATTGAAAGATGCACTGTGTTTATGGTCTAATTTAGGAATACCCTCTATTGCTATTCAAGGAGAGGGTTATAGTATGAGTAATACAGCTATAAACAACCTTAAAAGCCGTTTTAAGGAGGTTTATATCCTATTGGACAATGATAAAGCTGGATTACAAAATGCCGAGAAATTAGCTAAAGAAACAGGATTTATTAATGTAGTATTACCACCTTTTGAAGGCGGGAAAGATATTTCAGATTTATACAAATACAACAAACAATTATTTTTTAACATTTTAAACAATCTATTTTATGGCAACTCGTTCAGAAGTTTATGCAAAGATTAAGTGTCTCAATCTTCAAGAAGAAGTAAAGAATCAGTGTGGTCGCAATTTCACACAAGTACCAACAGCAGACCTTGAGGGTATTATTGAAGCCTTTGAGCGTCAAACAATGGAAACTCTTGAAAAAGCAAGTACTAAGATTGAGGGTAAGACCACTGTTCAATTTGAGAAGGGCAGTGACCTTGATATTGATGTTTATGAACTTCCTCAAGATGAAACAGTAGTTCAGGTTACAGCACCTGAACACAATGGCTGCAAAGATGCAATCCTTTCCCTTGTAACAGTATTAGTTCAAAAGAGAATTGTCAGCAAGAAGGAAGCTGATGTAATCCTCTCAAACCTCTAATCTGTTAGATTTAATCCAATAACACAGGGGAGGCAATAGTCTCCCCTTTTCAAACAAACAGCTTTAATTTACACAAAATATGATTATTAAACAAGAAACTGGTAGCGAAGCACAAGTAATTGGTGATATTG